CATTATATTTACGTTCTGACGATTCAGTTGATTTTTTAACAGAAGATTTAAGCAGAGCAGATATCTATTATGACAAAGAAGAATGGATAGAAATTATGAAAAAACACGATGAAATCATGATTAGGGAATACGGAGAAAACTCGATACGTAATTTTGGGTGGGAGAACATCTCGAAAAACTTTGACTTTGTAGAAGTTGAGGTGACGGAGGTCGATGAAAATGAAATGCGTTGATTGCGATACGAAGATTGAAAAAGGTCACTTATGCGAATCGTGCTATGACGTGAGAATGAAAGACAAAATCATGAACGAGGATAGAGTTGTTGAGAGTCCTCATGCGAGTTGGTTTTGATGCTAATGATATTCAGTATTACAAAAGGTAAAGAAGGCATGCACCTAAGAGGACATTATGACGGTCGCGAATTCATACCCGTAATTGGATTTTGTAACAGCATTGACGAATTGTATGAATATGACTACATCGAGATTTTCACGGTCGAAGGCTTAACAAAACACATACCCAAACGGTTTTTCGGAGATTTGGAGACGAAGTTTAAAAGAGAATATACAAGACAGTTCGGAGAGTCAGAAAAACAAATGACACTGTTTTAGGAGGTATACAAATGCAGGCACAAAAAAGAAAGGAATTTTTAATCGATGAATTATTCAGACTCGATCCGATTATCTATCTTCGCAAACCTTTATACGATTATAGTTTAGCGGAATTAGAGTACATGTACATCACCGAAAAGTGTAAGCCTGAGCATGTATTTGCTTATTTACACGGTGTTGCGAGATGAAACGGATGACAGCAAAACAGTATAGACAGATGAACCGAAAACGTCGCAATAAATACGGCAACAGAAAGGTCGAAATAGACGGTCTGACGTTCGATTCGAAGGCAGAGGCACTTTACTATTCAGAATTGAAATTACGTGAAAAAGCAGGGGAAATACTCTTTTTTAGGACACAACCAAGATATAGATTGCTAGATTCATTCGAGAAACATGGGAAAAGACACAGAGCCATCGATTACATAGCAGATTTTGAAATACATCATCGTGATGGCTCGATAGAGGTTGTGGACGTGAAGGGAGCACCGCTTACGCAGGTGTTTAGAATAAAGGAAAAACTTTTTAATCACAAGTACCCGCATAAGTTAACGCTTGTGAAGCTAGAAAAAGGGAGGTTTGTGGAGATATGAGAACTCCACGATGGATGATTGAGCGAAAAGCAATTAATCAAGAAAGAGATTTGCTACAAGTCATTGAAGTATATGCGGTCGGTGAAATTAAGGAAACTGTTAAAGCCGAAAATCGCAAGTGGACTCATAAACGAAGGTTGTTGTTAATCAATGCATGAAAATACATTTTTAAAAGACGTTCAGATAAAGATCATAAGCGTTATTGATGTGATTGAGATAGATGAGCAGTATTTACTTGCTGATTTAGTCACAGAGCAATTTGGACGGAGGACGCAGAAAAGGCATGTGTTTGATAGGGAGACTTGGGAGCTTATGAGGGAGAGGGGATATATCGAATGAGAGAATCAGTAAGATGGTTCGCTAATGAAATGGAATCGAAATTAAGAGATAACGACCATAAGGGTGGGCGGGATGATTGTTCGTATGTTTTCTTAATGCACCGACTTGATGACGAATTTAATGAGTTGGTTTCCTGCCTAGAGGACAGAGATTATGACGGTGCAATCGAAGAATGTGCGGATATAGCTAATTTTGCAATGATGATCGCTGATAAAACAAGAGGAGGAGAGTGTAAATGAATTTAACTAAACTGTTCGAAACACAAAGAGAATTAGACAATAAAATCGTAGAGGAAAAAGGGTTACAGGGGCAGGATTTACTAGATAAAAAGATTCTAGCTTTGCAAGTAGAACTTGGGGAGTTAGCACAAAATTGGCGAGGGTTTAAGTTTTGGAGTGAGGATCGGAGGGCGAATGTATTCAAAAGAGAAAGTTGCCCTGATTGTCTCGAAAAAGGATATTACAGAGGTAATCCACCAAAAGACAAAAAGCATGGCACACACGGACTAGGAAACCATTGGTATTATTGCGAAAAATGTGCAGGGTTTTTAGTTATAGACAGAAACCCACTCCTAGAAGAATACGTTGATTGCTTGCACTTTATATTGAGTATTGGGTTGGAAGAATACGAACAATATGACCATGCAAGGTTTCCTGTAAATCTAAACATTTCCGGAGTTCAATCAGTTGTTAAATATAAAAACATAACAAAACAGTTAAATAGGCTATTTGACAACATTGGATATTTAGAGGACTGCATTTTCGAACGTGAATTTGGAACTGAAGGTGAAATTGCAGGGCAGTATCAATTTGTAGTTCAGTTGTTTCTTGGTTTAGGCGAAATGCTAGGCTTCACTTGGGAACAAATAGTTGATGCATATTACAAAAAGAACGAGATCAATCACGAAAGGCAAGAAAATGGTTATTAATTTAGCTTTATTAATCGGCCTAGTAACTTATGGAGTTATGAAGTTAGCATTTGATTGGGTGGAGTAGAACTGATCGGAATTTACCGAACAGTTGACAAAAACTGTGTCGTTAGGAGGATTGAAATGAAAGTGTTTAGATTGAATGAATATGATTGGGTTTACGCAGAAAATGTAGAGCAAGCACTTGAATGGTATATGAATCAAACTGGATTAGAAAAAGATGAAGCATACGATGAACAATTTTTTGAGGAAATTGATCCAAACAAAGGAACAACTTTAATTCATATTGATGAATTACCAATTGAAGAACAAAAAATGGCACAACAAATGATTAGACAAGGAAACGATTTATGGGTTCGAAAAACATTTTCCCAAGTCATAGAAAGTGAAAAACTAAATGCACCTTGCATTATTGCCTCAACTGAATATTAATTCACAGTTCGATTAAACAACGAAGGAGCGAGAAAATGAGAACATTAACAAAAGTAAAGAAGAATCACGTGTTTTGTAGTATCTGCATGAAGCACATTGAAAAAGGATTAAACGCACTTTTCGTAATGAGAAAAGGAAAGATGGTAGCTACTTACTGTGAAGATTGTAGTTATAAATAAAAAAGACCGGGATCGCTCCCAGTCCTAAGTTAAATAGTCTAAATAAATTATACCACAAATCACAAACTGGGGGCGGTCTTGTGAAAAATAAGAAACCGATTGTAATCAAATTCGGATTCAATCCATGGCGAAGGAAAATCAAAAAGCCACCTGAGCCGATTGAAAGAAGCAAGTACGCAGAATCGCTATTCAAAGAGGGGGCTGGGTGGAATGAAGATAAATAAGCGGGAAATCCACGAAATGATTAAAGATTACAACTGGATGATGAGAATGCTTATTTCAAGTAGGCTTGAAGCCACAGGAACTAGTCAGGGTTTAACTACAGTATATGGAATTGAAGCAACTCTTCCTAAACCACAAGGAACAAATAGCGATCCTGTTTATCAAGAAGTGCTTAGGTTAGAAAAAAACGATGTGTACAACGAAAAGATTACACAAAAAGTCATGTTCATTCAGAAATATTCTAAGAAAGTAAAAGGAGTAAAAAATCAAATAATTTTAAGTAAACTTTTAAACGGAGAACCGATGAGAGATATCGCAAAAGAAATGAACATGTCACTATCAGGCATTAGTAACAGAAAGGAAATGATTGTAAACGATATGTATGAATGTTACAAAACTGAACAAAACGAACAAATAACGAAAAATAAAGTAATTAGTTGTAATTCTTAACAAAAGATTATAATTGGAGGTAGGTGCGGTGCGGTAAAATGCTCCACCTTACTCATAACTTTCCTCCTTTTGAGCCACCTGCTAACAATCGGTTAGTGGGTGGTTTAAACATTTTAAAAAACATTGTTTACATATATAAAAATAATCTTCGGAGGTGGCAGGTGCATGTAAATGTCAAAACCTAATTGGGAAGAAATTAGACATGAATGGGAAACAACAAAGATCACGTTTAAGGATTTAGCAGAAAAACACGACGTTAAACTTGGCACCTTAAAAAGTCGCCGAAGTCGTGAAAAATGGTCGAGGGGTGCAACTCCAAAAAAAGATGCAACCATCGAAAAGGATGCAACCCAAAAAAACGAAGGGATGCAACCGAGACAAAAAAAGAAAACTTCATCTAATAAACAGAAAAACAGAAGCGGCAACCCTAACCCAAAGAATCAATTTACAAAACGGAACAGGGCAGCAGTGACTCACGGTTTATTCTCCAAATACTTGCCAGAGGAAACGTTGAACATTGTAAATGAGATAGATGACATAGACCCGTTAGAAATACTATACATGAACATCAAAATGCAATTTGCATCAATTTTAAGAGCACAACAGATTATGTTTGTTGAAGATAGAGAAGATCACACTACTTTCAAGACCAAAGAAAAAGAAGATGAATTCACCATTGAGGAAACGTATGAAGTTCATGCTTCTTGGGATAAGCAAGCTACTTTTATGAATTCGCTTAGTAGGTCAATGGCAGAGTTACGAAATATGTTAAAGCAATATGTTGAAATCGCTAATTATGACGATGATAGATTATTAGAAGTTAAACGAATGCAATCTATCATTGATAAAAATAACGCTGAAATTGAGAAAATCAACAAAGAGAATACAAACGATGCTCCACCAGAAATCACAATTGTAGACGCTTGGACTGATGCCGATGAGTAAAGTTACTATCGACATTCAGAAAAACGTCAATCCTCACTTTAAAGATGTTTGGACATCTAAAAAACCTTACAACATTTTACGTGGTGGACGTAACTCTTTTAAATCATCTGTCATAGCGTTAAAACTCGTTTTCATGATGCTGTGGTACATCATGCGAGGTAAAAGGGCAAATGTAGTCGTTATTCGTAAAGTCGCTAGTACGATAAGAGATTCGGTTTACAACAAAATGCAATGGGCGATTGGCAAGTTTGGAATGACTAATCAATTTAAAATGACGGTCGCACCATTTAAAATCACGCACATTGGAACTGGCTCAACGTTTTATTTCTACGGCTTAGATCAGTTTGAAAAGTTAAAGTCGAATGACATTAACGATATTATCGCTGTTTGGTACGAAGAATCAGCTGAATTCGATAGTGTAGAAGAGTTTGACCAAACCAACGTTACTTTCATGCGACAAGTTCATGAATTAGCACCATTTGTGCAGTTTTTTTGGAGTTATAACCCACCTAGAAATCCATATGCATGGATAAATGAATGGTCAGACAGTATGAAAGGTGAGGATGACTATTTAGTACACGAATCGTCATACAAGGATGATGAACTAGGTTTCGTTACTGAGCAGATGCTTGCAGATATTAATCGTATTAAACGTAATGATTACGATTATTATAGATATTTATATCTTGGTGAGCCAGTAGGACTAGGAACGAATGTTTACAATATGAATCTGTTTAAACCACTGAAAGAATTGCCTGACGATGATCCAATTATATTGATTGATACATCGACAGACACAGGGCATCAAGTATCAGCAACAACACATGGAGCGTTCGCATTAACGGCAAAACAAAACGTTATATTACTAGATACTTACTATTATTCACCAAGCGGAAAAGTGAACAAAAAAGCACCAAGCGAGCTATCACAAGAGTTTTTTGAGTGGAGAAGTAGCATACTTGAAGCTTACAAGAAAAACATCGACAAAGAAACCATTGATAGTGCTGAGGGTGCTTTACGAAACCAAGTATTTAAAGATTATGGAATCAGAATGCATCCGATCGCTAAGAAAACAAAAATAGATATGATTGACAACGTTCACGACCTTTTAGCACAAGGTCGTTTTTATTATTTAGACACTCCAAATAACCAGGTTTTTATTGAAGAACACAAGAAATACCGTTGGGATGCGGATAGCTTAAGGACGTCGAAGCCTCGCCCGATCGAGATCGACGACCATACAGCTGATATGTTCCAGTATTACGTTAACGATAATTTAAGAAAGCTAGGATTGAAATTCTAAGGCGGTGATTCAACTTGTGGCGTAAAATAATGGATTTCTTGAAAGGAGGCTTGATGAGAATCGGACTTATGAAATCTATTGAATCTGTAGCAGATCATAAAGACATTTACATTAATGAAGAAATGTATAACCATATCGAAACGTGGCAGGCGTTGTACAAGGGCTATCACGAGCCGTGGCATTTAGTTAGATACAATACGATAGATGGACAAAAAACACGCCGCATGATGACGTTAAACATGGCTAAAACGAGTGCTGCCGAAATGGCTTCACTTGTTTTTAATGAGAAATGCGAAATATCCATAGGTGATGGAGAAAACGAAACAGCTAAATTCATCGATGAAGTATTTAGGCATAATAAGTTCAACAAGAAATTCCAGGACTTCCTTGAATACTCATTCGCTCATGGTGGTATGGTCATAAAACCGTATGTAGAAGATGACAAAATGAAGTTGTCCTTTGTTACTGCTGATTGCTTCATTCCTATCGCTTGGAGTAATGAGACGATTACAGAAGGTGTTTTCATAAACGAAACACAAAAAGGGAGAAAGAAATACACGCTTTTAGAATGGCACACTTGGGAAAATGGCGTTTATACAATCACCAATGAACTTTATGAATCACAAACAGGTGCTGATTTAGGAAAACAAATACCATTAGAAACTCTTTATCCTGGATTAGATCCAGTTGTAGGAATGCCTAAGGTTAAGAAGCCTATATTCGTTTACATCAAGCCGAACACAGCGAACAATATTGACATTCAATCACCACTAGGCATTTCTATTTTCGCCAATGCTATGGACACCATGAAGGCAATCGACACGGCGTTTGATAGTTTTCATCGTGAATTTAGGCTAGGTAGAAAGAGAATCATTATTCCTGCTCATATGGTTAAGACAGTAATTGACCCGGAGACAGGTGCAGCACATCGTTATTTTGATTCTACAGATGAAACATACGAGGCATTCAATAGCGGAGAAATGGACGATAACAAAATTCAAGATATCTCTGTAGAATTACGAGTGGAAGAACACGTTGGAGCAATCAACGCTCTATTAAACTTATTCTCCATGCAGACAGGCTTTTCAAGTGGAACATTCACTTTTGATGGCGAAAGCATGAAGACAGCTACAGAGGTAGTAAGTGAGCAATCTAAGACGTTCAAGTCTAAGAAGTCTCATGAAATTATCATCGAAGCAGGACTACAAGAACTCATTCAGTCAATTGTCGAGATTGGCAGCTATTATGATTTAGTCAGTGCACCAGATGACTTAGAAATCACTGTTACTTTTGATGATTCGATTGTCGAAGATAGTGAGGCAGAAGAAAGACGGCAGATTCAACTTGTTAACAATAGGCTTCAATCACGATTAAAAGCAATCATGGTTATTCATGGCTATACAGAAGAAGAAGCAAGAAAGCTCATGGATGAAATCAACGAAGAAAGAGCAACACAAACCGAGGAATCAGTTAACTTCTTTGGTGGGAGGGGTAGCTAATGGACAAAGACAAACTCCAAAGACTATCCCAGCCTGTTGTAGACGTTTATTTGGAGATTGAAGAACAATTACTCATGAACATCGCTAAAAGACTTAGAAAGCACTATTCACTACTTACAGATGATGATATCGTTGCCTGGCAAATGCAAGCTTTGAATGAAGTTGAGTCACTTTCGATGGAAAATTTACGAACCATCGCAGAATATTCGGGGAAAACTGTTGAACAGGTAAGAAAACAGCTTGAAAAAGCTGGTTTTGATTCCATTCGTGAAAACGAGGGAACATTAAAACGTGGTGTGAAGGCGGGAAGGTTGAACGAGGCACCAGACATGATGGAAAGCACCACACTACTAAATATCCTAGAATCGTATGAACGACAAGCACTGAATTCTTTTAATCTTGTTAACACGACAATGCTAGATCAATCCCAACAAGTTTATATCGACATACTTAATCAAACAACAGGGAAAGTGATGTCCGGCAATGTGACTGCTCAACAAGCCATGCGTTCTACAATATCCGAATGGAGCGAGACAGGAGTTCCTGCATTGATTGATAGAGCAGGCAAAAGATGGAGTCCAGAAGCTTATTCTAGCATGATTTTTCGTTCGGTCAGTAATAATGTGGCTAACGATATGCAAGACGCTAGATTTGATGAATACGGCGTTGATTTAGTAGAAGTTAGTGCTCATGATGGTGCAAGACCGTTATGTGCTCCATATCAAGGTCGTATATTTTCACGAAGTGGCAATGATACCAACTATCCAGCACTTGCAGATACAAGTATTGGAGAGCCAGCGGGCTTGTTTGGCATCAATTGTGGGCATGTTAAATATGCGTATGTTCCTGGAATTAGTAATAAGCGATATACACCGAGAGACCAAGAAGTCAATGAACGGCAATATGAGAACTCACAAAAACAACGCTATCTCGAAAGACAAATAAGATACGCTAAACGTGAAAAAGCCATGCTTACTGAAATTGGAGACGAAGAAGGTGCTGCTAAGGCTCATAGAAAAATGTTAGATAGACAAGCTGATGCAAGAGAGTTTACTAAGCGTACAGGTCGCACAAGGCGGTACGACAGGGAGCGTGTTTATTGATGTTTAGTGGCAAAAAAGTTGCTGAACTTGAAAATAAGGTGGAGCAACTAGAAAAGACCATCCAAGCCATGAATTACGATATGGCAGTTTTAATCAGAAAAGTACGTGAATTGGAAAAAGATAAGAAACCTCAATACTTCGATTAGGAGGTGGTCGCCATGACTCGTAAGAAAATGGCATATCTAACGCTTTACTAACACAACTCGTCTTTAAGCAATAGACGACATAAACAGGCTTGTTTATTATGCAATCATTCGCAGCTAATGCGTTAAATAGCTATCCTATCGTGGTCATACACGTAAAAATTATGTAAGGAGAGATATTGATGAATAGAGAGTTTTTAAAAGAACAAGGGCTTAACGATGAACAAATCGAAGCAGTTATGAAAGAACACGGAAAAACAGTTAACAGCACGAAAGAAGAGCTTGAAACAGTGACGACTGAAAGAGATAACTTAAAAGAGCAACTGGATGATCGCGACACACAGCTTGCTAACCTCAAGAAAGAAGTAAAAGACAACGAGGAATTAACAAACCGCATTACTGATTTGGAGAACGAAAACAAAGAGCAAAAAGAGCAATTTGAAACTAAGTTAAAAGACAATGCAATCACAAATGCTATTAAATTAGCACTTGCAGGTAAAGTACATGATGAAGAACTTGCAGCAAGTCTTATTGACAAAGAAAAACTTGTTATTGATGGAGATAAGATTGTTGGACTTGATGAACAGGTGGAAGGTTTGAAGGAGTCCAAATCATTCTTATTCAAAGAAGAAGAGCCAAATAATGACCCAAAACCAAACTTTACACTTGGTAATCACCAAAAAGGAAGTGGCACTATCACTTCTGATGATTTCAAGAAAATGTCTTACAAAGAAAGATTAAAACTAAAACAGGAGAATCCAGATCAATACAATTCATTGGTCGGAAAATAACAGGAGGTAATTGATTATGCCAAACAGAACATATTTAGAAAACATGGTAGACCCAGAAGTACTAGCAGATATGATTTCAGCACAATTGGAGGATGCCATCCGTTTTTCGCCAATTTCTCGAGTAGATACGACGTTACAAGGTCGTCCTGGAAGTACGGTAACAGTACCACGCTTTAAATATATCGGTGATGCTGAGGATGTGGCAGAGGGGGAGGCTATTGATTTAGCGAAGCTTGAAACTGCTACTGAAGACTTTACCATCAAGAAAGCAGGAAAAGGTGTAGAAATCACTGACGAAGCTGTCTTATCTGGCTTAGGAGACCCTATCGGTGAAGCAGAAAATCAGTTGCTTATGTCTATTGCTAATAAAGTAGATAATGACGTTCTCGAAGCACTTGACACGACATCACTTGTTTATGAATCTGCTGAAGGCATTACATTTGATGCAGTTGATGCAGCACAAGCAATTTTCAATGATGAGGATCCAGAGCCAATGGTTCTATTCGTTAATCCGAAAGATGCTGGTACGTTACGTAAAAGTGCTGGGGAAGATTGGACTCGTGCGTCTGATTTAGGGGATGACATCCTTGTACGTGGTGTTTTCGGTGAGGTTTTAGGTGCTCAAATTGTTCGTTCTCGTAAAATCGAGGAAGGAACAGCTTACCTTGTGAAAAGCGGTGCTACTGCAATTTACATGAAACGTAACGTTGAAACAGAAAGTGACCGTGATATTATTCATAAAACTACTGTAATCACTGCTGATCAACATTATGGTGCTCATTTATATGATGAATCAAAAGCAGTTAAAATCATTACTGGTAGCGACGTAGAAGGATAAACAGCGAGGGTATACTTCCCTTGCTGTTTTTTAGGAGTGATAAAATGCTCATTTATCGTTATAAAGAACGCTTGAAGGAGGATAAATCCATTGAGCAAAAAAGGAAGAGTGAAGCCGGGCGGGAAAAAGGACAGGAGATTGAAACAAAACAGGAAAAGAAAGAAGCGAAGACGTTAAATGAAATGACCGTCCCAGAACTTAAAGAAATAGCTAAGGAAAAAGACATTGAAGGATATAGCAATATGAAGAAAAAAGAATTAATAAAAGCATTAGAAGAGGGTGATTAAATGGCTGAGGTTTTATATCATCCAAACGGAAAGCCTGTATCGGAAGATAACCCACTACCTGTATCTGGTGTGGGTGGTGGTGCTGGAGAGTCTGCTTATGAAATAGCAGTTAGGCATGGATTTGAAGGAACTGAAGAGGAATGGTTGCAGTCTTTAGTTGGACCTCAAGGACCACAAGGAGAGCAAGGTCCGCAAGGTGAACAAGGCCCTCCCGGAGAACAAGGTCCACCAGGACAGGATGCTGAACCGCAATTTACTCAAGAGCAGGTAGATGCTCTTTTGGCGTTGATTGATGATGGTGATGCTTGATGCCTTATGTAGACGAAGATTACTACAACAACGAATACATGGGGGAACCGATTGAACAGTCGGACTTCCCTCGATTTTCAAAGCGAGCAAGCGAGGTTATAGACCAACTAACGAACTATCGTATTAAAGACCTCGAAAACATGCCCGAATTCATACAAACGCAAATCAAGAAAGCCGTATGCTCTCAAATTGAGTTCTACCAAGTGAATGGTGGTTACGCTGAACTAGATGCAGGTGAGGACTTATCAAACGTCTCCATTGGCTCATTTAGCTATTCAAGCGGCAGGGATTCTGCAGGCAATACACAAAACAGACAAGCAAAAAGAGTGAGTCCATCCGCATTGGCTTATTTAAAGCACACAGGACTACTTTATACAGGAGTTGGCACTTATGGTTAAACAAATACCCAAGAAATTGCTAATACACTCTATTGAGCACGAACGGTTAATCAATGATGATGGCTGGGATCCAGAATACGAAGAACCTGTCACTATAAAAAATGTAAGAGTGGAAGCGACAAGTCGGTTGCAACGTGGTAGTGATTCGCAAGGCGAGGTCGTTAGTCACGTTGTATTTGTCGACCGTAAGCATTCTAGCCAATTTCCTAACTTCAATGTGGGCGATAGAGTAACGTTTAATGAGATTAGTAGAGAAGTTGTTGACGTAAAGTCTTTCTATGCGTTTGGTCGAGAAATCCATCATTACGAACTGGAATTGCGGTGATAGTATGATTGGCAGAGTACATGTAAACATGGGAACTATCCCGGTAAAAGTGCCGTCAGCGTTTGAATATGGGCAATATGTGTTAGACGAACAAGCTTTAAAGGACTCTAATTTTTATATTCCTGCTGATCAATGGAATTTAAGGGATAGTAGCTTGCTACATTCAAAATTGGGTGATGGAGAACTGTATTGGATGACTCCATACGCTCGCAGACTTTACTACAATCCGCAATACAACTTTAGCACAGATAAGAACCCTAACGCACGTGGGTTGTGGTGGGAAGCTGCCAAAGCGGAAAAACGCAAAGAGTGGTTAGAAATAGCTGAAAAAGCAGTGAAATCAAGAATATAGGAGGGGTGCAATGGACTTTATAGACCGATTAAAAGAGTTTATGGAAGGACTACCATCCACTCCTTCTGTTGTGAATATCGGAGTATATAGCGAGAACGGAAACAGCGTAGCAATACGTCCGGCACCTTCTAATATTAACGAAAGATACATGGAGGAAGGTAAAATTTATCCGTTTTCGTTTCAAATTCTAATGCATAATAGGAGCAATGCTATTGCTTATGACTCGTTGAATCAGTTAACAAGTACATTAGACAACTTAAATTCAAGGGCTATCACGTCGAGTGATGGCTCTTTTAGTTTGGTTTCAATGCAATGCACGACAACGCCTAATTTTGTTCAAAAGACAAGTTACGGTGTGTTGTGGACGGCAATTTTTCAAGCGGATTTATACATTAAAGGAGATGAATGAACATGCCAGAAGGATTTTTATTGCAATCTGAAAACTTATTGGAAATTAATACAACACCAGGCAGTGGAGAGGAAACGTGGGCACGTTTAGCAGCTGGAATTACAGACATGGAACCAGACCCGAATGAAGAACTTGCACAAGATAATTATTTTGACGGTGATGGATTCGGAGAAACGGATGTAACAGGTGCACAATTAATCGTTTCAGTCAGCGGACATCGTAAATACGGTGATGAAGCACAAGACTTCATTTATGGTTTACAAATGGAGCTTGGGCCTGCTAGACGTACCGATTTCCGGTTAACTCTACCGGACGGAGCAACATTTGAAGGTCCATGTACGATTGCGAACATTGTTGGACCTGGTGGAGCAGCAGGTGAAAAAGGTGCAATTTCATTTGAAATACACTTCGCAGGAAAGCCGGAATACACACCAGCCGAAGAAAATGGCAATGGAGTTGAAGGTTAATGATCAGACTAGAGGCGAAGGTAATACAAAACATCCCCGCCAATCGACTTTTGGCTTTGGGCGGGATTGATTCAGACGGAAATACCGAAGAAGGTTGGGAGACGATTTATTTAAAACTATCGGAATTAGGATGGATACCGGACTTTTATACAAGTGCAGACTTGGAGGAGGGTAGTTTTGTGAATGTGTCAATTGCGAATAACCCAATTTGGGAAGTTGAGGCGTCACAAAACCTACCAGCCGGAACGCTTGTTATGTGCGACACTGACGGGAGGGTGAAGACCTACAGACCAGAAGAAGGTGCTCACATCGGTTATACCACGCACTCAGTAACAGAGGGTGAAGTAGTTAAAATTGTACGCAAATACGGAAGCATGCCGGTAAATCAGGCACAAGGATTTGAGGTTTAAAGAAGCTGCATATCGCGGCTTCTCTTTTCTTTTAGGAGGATAAACAATGAAAAGTTTCAATATTAAAAAACAAGAAACAGAAACAATTGATATAGAAGGTATGCAGTTTGAAGTAGACATTACCACATCGAATGTAAAGGAAATGGTTTTAAAAGGTCATGAACTACAAGAAAAAGCTAAAGAAATTGAGGATATGTCAGAGGATGCAACTAAGGAGGAGCAGTTACAAGCTATTGAGGAAGTGGAGAATCTTCTAAAAGAATCTACTAATTTCGTTCTTGGTGAAGGTGCATTTGAAAAAATATACCCAAAAACAAACGAATCTATCTATGTCATGGCTGATGTGCTCTATCAAGTAATTGATTATCTCTATGACAAACAGCAAAAAGAAAATGAAAAGATGAAACAAAAATACGTGCAAAAAAGAAAGAAATAGCGTATGGATTTGTCGCAAAATTTAGAAACAGAATTTATTTGGGGTGATGTAGTCCTAGAGTTGGACATGTCATTTGATAATATATTGCGATTTCACGATTTGTTAGAAGATGATCACTTACTAGAAGAGCATAAATTGTTTTGGGGATTAGAAGCACTTATTTATAATTACCACAAAATAAAACACCTCTCACCACACGAGCAATATGAAATTTTTGAATATATCATGATTGAGTTTCTAGGGCAGGATTTAAACAAAAAGCAAGCACAGGAAGAACAACAAGGTGGATCCACAGAAAAACAATCGATAAAACAAAAAGAATTTGATTTTAAAATTGACGCGGAAAGGATATACGCGTCTTTTTTAATGGATTACAATATCGATTTATTTGAACAACAAGGCAAATTAGATTGGCGAAAATTCCTTGCATTACTGGGCGGTTTGAGTGAAAAAACACCATTTATGCAAGTTGTTAACATCCGAATGATGGAAGTGCCAAAGAAGGACGACCACAAAAACTCATTCGAAAAACATAAACGAAAGATTATTGAGCTTAAGAAAAAATATGCAATCGAACAAGAAGAAAAGAATGCTGATGACGTATTTGACCAACTAATTACGGCTTTTGGAGGAAGGGGTGAGGACAATGGCTGATGGAACTATAAAGATTGATACCAAGATTGATCAAGACGGTATTAAACGTGGCATAAGCGACATGCAGAAAAACTTAAACGGTGCAGCCGACAAACTAAAAGGTGTAGGCACAAAAATGAGTGCTGCAATCACTGCTCCAATTGTCGGATTAGGCACAGTCGCATTTGCGGCAGCTGATACGGTTGATAAGGCTTATCGAGAAATCAGAATCGGTACAGGTGCAACAGGTGACGAACTGGAAAATTTAAAACAGTCATTTGAAACTGTTTTTGTAGGTGTACCCGACAGTGCCGATGAGGTTGCTACGGCTTTATCTAACTTAAATACGTATACAGGTTGGACAGGCGAAGTGCTAGAAGGATTGACACAAAACGTGTTAGATGCAGCTAGAACCATGGGAGAAGATGGTGTTGCCACTTCCGAAGCCTTCGGTAAAGCCTTGAACGCATGGAATATTCCGGCGGAAGAAGCACAGGGGCATTTAGACCATTTGTATAACCTTTCTCAAACGTACGGTGTTGGATTAGGTGAATTAAGTGGATTGGTCACAGCTCATGGAACAACACTGAAAAACGCAGGTTTTGAAATGGACGAAGTAGCTGACTTTATGGCAAGACTCGAGGCTAATGGTATTTCTGTTACTCGAATTATGCCAGGCTTAAACCAAGCTACTAGAAAATGGGCGGATGAAGGTAAAAATTCCAGAGAAGAACTAAACAAAACTATTATAGCTATGCAAGATGCAGAAAGTGAAACAGAAGCACTAGCGATAGCTACCGAAGTATTTGGTGCTCAGGGTGCGCAGCGAATGGTGGATGCGGTTAGAAATGGTGCTATCCCTGCACTGGATGATATGGGAGAAACTTTTGAGGATTCAAGCGGCATTATCCAAGAAGCAACAGAAGATACCAGGACAATTGGAGAAGAATTTCAAATACTGAAAAACCAAACAACACTAGCTTTGGAGCCGCTAGGGAAAATCCTTATAGATTTAGCAAAACAAGCCATCCCTCCATTAATCGAAGGTGTAACGACCGTAGCCGAATGGTTTCAAAACCTATCACCACACGCCCAAAGGCTAATTGTTTTAGTTGGCGGTATTGCGGCGGCAATTGGACCGTTATTATCTGCATTTACAACAATATTACCGGTTATAAAAACTGTCGCTGGTGCCTTGTCGTTCCTTGCCAGTTGGCCGGCTATAATTATTGCCGCAATAGCTGGGTTAGTTGCTTTAGTGGTAATTTATTGGGATGAAATAAAAGAAGTTACAATCACGGTATTTACCGCAATTGGTGATTTTTTATCCGAGACGTGGGAGTGGATAAAGGAGACAGCTATAGAAGTATGGTCAAGTATTAGTGAATTTTTCACTGAAGCCTGGGAATGGATCAAAGAGACAGCGGTTAATGTCTTTAACTCGATTCTAGAGTTTTTCGAAGAATGGGGTACAACCATTCTAGCGGTAATTTTGGGACCGATAGGAATCTTGATTGGTCTAATCATTGAAAATTGGGATGAAATTAAAGAATACACAATCGAGGCTTTTAACATAATAAGTGAATTTTTATCTGAAACATGGGAGTCAATCAAAGAAACTGTATCAACTGTAGTCTCAGCCATCATCGATTTCTTTAGTGAGAGTTGGGAAAATGCAAAAGAAACCACCATTACTATCTTTAATGCGATAAGCGGTTTTCTGTCGAATATTTGGAATGGAATCAGGGATACTGTATCAAATATAATCTCGAGAATCAGAAATACCATATCCAACATCTGGGGTTCGATTAAAGACACGACTAGCAGGGTTTGGAATGGTATCAAAAACACAATAAGTAGGATCGTCAACAATGTTAGTTCAACGGTTTCAAGAGTTTTCGACAGAATAAGCAGCACTATTTCAAGAGTTTGGAATGGAGTTAAAAGAACCACGTCAAGAATATGGGACGGTATTGTTGATTCGGTGAAAGGTGCTATAAACGGAGTCATTGGAGCTATAAACGGTATGTTAAGTGGTATTGGTAATATTAGCATAAGGACACCTAAAATACCTGATTGGGTACCTCGTTATGGTGGCAGACAATTAAATATCAGTTTTCCAAGTATGCCACGAATACCAGAATTAAACGTTGGGACTAACCTTGTAACCGCAGATGGGTTAGCTATGTTGCACAGAGGTGAGGCTGTAGTACCTGCCGAACACGCAGGCCCATATCGTGAAGGTGGCGGTGGTACAAAAACAATTGAAGTAGTTATGAATGTTGACGGTGAAGAAGTCGCTAGAATCACAGAACCGTACATTGATGACGGTATGTCTGATAAATTAACACTTGAAGCGTTTATGAGGGGGGAGCGTTAATGACATACGTACAAAGAGAAGGGCAATCCCCAATTGATTTACACGAATTAGGCGTGCGTACAAAAGACTTCATTGTCGCTGCCCCTTCATATGAACATACAACAGAATCAATAGAAGGGATGGACGGCGTAGTTGTTCTCGGTTCAACGTTGTCACCAAGAACAATTCGAGCGTTATTCAAGTTTGCTTCAGATGATTGGATAGATTTTGGGAGAATAAGAGACGATATTTTCTCTTTGTTTGACGGTAAACAATCATTTTATCTGATTGATAAAAGGCAGCCAGAAAAGCGTTGGAAAGTAAAAACGAATGGACAATACGAGATACCACAAGAAGGATTATTTGGTGACTTTGAAGTGAATTTTATTGCATTTAACGGGTACGCAGAATCAATCGGAACGTCAACAATGGCAAGTACATTTGAGCATTTGCAAGATTTACCCGTAACTTACACAGATTATCAAGATATTTACGCTACAAAATTTAAAATATACAACCCAGGTAAACCAATAGACCCACGCAACATCAATCACTATTTAAAAATATCGTATAAGGGTAACAGCGAGAATTTACGCATTAAAAATATAACGACAGGCGATGAGTGGGCTTATAATGGAAGTAGTAATGTCGGTGACGAGATCGTCTTAGAAGGTATTCGGTCAACGAAAAACAACCTATCCATATTTAGGGATACCAACAAACGATTAATCACTCTAGACCATGGCTGGAACGAATTTGAAATTAGCGGTGCTCCCGATGCAAGAGAATACGCAGTACAAGCAAACTTACCACGCAAGAGAATACCGGTTGAACAAAAGAAAAAACCTATTACATTCGAGTTTAAATTTATGTTTTAAGGAGTGATAAAATGCCATATAGCACAAAACAAATGCTACGTGATGCGAACGGTGATTTAATACCGCAGTATTGGGATATAACAGAACAAGAATTTAAACCGCTGACAGGACAAGATGGAGCTAACGATGTTCGACTAACTGGGAGTAATGTGGTGTTAGCGAAAACGGAAGTTAGCAGTGGTATTACAGGTTTTCGGGTAGGTCGGATAGGTATAACTGGTGTTACCGCTTTTCCGCAAGCGGTGGATATAAGAAATTACAGGAATCTTTTTATATATATACACAACAAGACTAACGTAGAATTGACAAATCTAGGGGTTGTGTTTGTTGAAAAAGAAAATAGAGCTACGGAGACACCAAGTAACCCCCCATTATACAGACTTTCCACAGATAAATCTGTGGCTAGTGGTGCAAGGCAAGTGCTTATGCCCAGTGAATTTCCAGAGCTTAAAAATCCTAGTTTGTACTGTGCTTTAGAATATACTAATAATAATTTCGCAACAACTGAGGGTTCGATAGAAGTTATTTTTATAGGAGGTAATTGATTTGTCTGTTAAAGTGGAAGATGTTTTTGAAAGATGTATTTCAATTAATACGTTGCACTTATCTGAAACAGAAAGCGTCGATGTCGATGTGTTTAAAGAGATATTTAAAGACGTTGAAGATAAAAGATCATATCATGAATATATCTCGATTGACGGTGGTGTACTAGGGTACAAAAGATTTTTTGATAGGTGTAAGCAAAAAGGCATACTCAACTAACGCACGTCTTTAATTGGATAGCAACCTTCCTCTTTTTGTCGTATTATGGTGACAGGAGGGGATATAAATGAGTAATAATTATTACATCAGATTAATAGTGTCTGGAGAAGAGTGTTATGATTGGAAGTTTGAAAAACGAGAGTCTAGGAATGCAACTTACGATAAGGTTCTTGAAAAATTTGAGTCGGAAAAGGTGACGAATACCCCATATATTGAAATCGAACTTGACGATGATAATAACAACTATTCGACCATGCAAGCGACATTAAAGATCAGTCCAGAAATAAAAGATGAAGTAATAAAATATATAGATACTCTAGTATAAAGCATCTCATTCGAGGTGCTTTTTCTTTTGAAAAGAGGTGATATTTTGTACGATTTAGCAGACATAAAACCTAAAGGCTTTAAACGCACAAGACGAGTTAACGGAGAGAAAGTAATCGAATTTACGGCTATACCGTTTGAAGAAAACGAAAACACGTTTGATTTAATTGTTGAAGAGTCATCGGTCAATGCACTTGATGATAAGTACATCATTAAAAAGTTAACAGAGCAGTCACGTGGTAAGAAATACATTAAGCAAGTAACAGCAATCCATAAGTTTTATGTGGACTTAATTAATAAGCAACAGCCTAAAATCCACAATGGCTCTATTACGTTTAATAATTATATGAACCTAGTTTTTGAAGACACAGGCTACACGTTTGTTGCTATAGATCAGTTTAATGCCAGGTCATTCGAAAACCTAGGAAATGAAAATAGGCTAGCGTTACTGCAAAAAGGTTTAGAGCGATTTCAAGCGGAGTTTGAGTTAGTAGGTAATCAAGTACGTTTTAGACATCAAATTGGAAACGATACAGATTTCCAGTTTCGTTTCGGTCACAACATAAAAGCGATTAAGCGAGATATCGATACAACGAATTTAGCTACTGTCATTAGCGGAACTGGTGACCCGGAACTAGGAATCGAAGCGTATTATCGAAGTGATAACGCTGATATATTTGGCGAACTAGATGCTCCACCAGTTAATGATGAGCGGTTTAAATCTGAACCTGCATTACTAGAAGAAATGATTTCACGTTTACAAGACGAACCACTAGTTACACTCACGATCGATTTTGTAGATTTACGAGCTGCGGGTTATCCATATACAGTACCTAACGAGGGCGACCGAGTTTGGGTTATTTACGAGCCAATGGATGATTTGTTAATCGAAACTAGAATTATGGAGATTGTAGAGTATTTTGACGTTAATTTAAACGTCATCAAAACAGAAGTTACTCTATCAAATCATAAAAAATCATTTGCAGGAACAATGTTTGATAACGTGCGAAAACAGCTAGCAGAGATTGTTGATGAAGATGGAATAGTTAGAACTAGTGTATTAGATGAAGCTGTCAGAGTTGCTACCGAATCCATTCATAATGCACGAACTGAATTACAATTCCCTGAAAGTGGCGGAATTGTCGCCGTAGACAAGACAGATCCGAACAAACTTGTCGTTTATAATTCTGCCGGTCTTGGGATTAGTAGCGATGGTGGGAACACGTTTGAAACAGCTATTACTGGTGATGGGATTGTCGCTGAGACGATAATGAGCGGTAGTTTTGGTGGTAATACGTTTACTGGCGGTATATTTACTGGTTCTGTGTTTGAGCAAATCGGTACAGACGGAACTATGAGAGTAGATGATGACGGGTTAAAGATTTTTAATACGGATGGTGATCTTAGGGCCGCTATTTTATTGGGTGGTACTCAAGGAATAGATAATGCATTAGGTCTCACATTAATTGATGATGGCGAATCTGTATTTGAGATTAATCAAGATGGTGAAAAGGCAAGCGTATACTCCAAAATAGACTTAGAGTTTCAGTCAGAAAACGATATAGCTATTGTCAAAGGCAATACTGAAGCTTTAAGAATCATAGATGATGGTCAAATTTATATACCTACTAAAGCGGTAAGTAGGGGTATAAATATAGGTGGACACGTCATCACCAGACATAACACTGATGATAGTTTAACTATTTACCCAGAAAGAAGAATTATAAGCAATGACCCAATGTTTAGGATACGTTCACATCGCTCTAATGGTAATTATGTAGAGAATTTAAGAATTACAAATGACGGGAGAATACAAGTTGGTCACGGGATAAGTTTGGGTGCAAACGCATCATCAACCGACCGTAAATTTGATATTTTTTATAACTCTTTCTATGAATGGGTACAGTTTATTGCTAGTGATGATCATCCAATGTCATTTCGGCTGAATAATGAAAGAATACACATATTATGGGATATATATTACAATGGGGTTCCTCTTTCTACCTCTAGAGAATCCGAAAAACTCTTAATGCAAGACATATCTGTTAACCCATATAAGTTATTGGAAATGAACGTTTTTGACTATTACGACAAACGAAGTGTGGAAGAATATGCAGATATATTAAACAAAGGCTTTGATGTTAAAGAAGAAGATTTACCACTAATACGAAGGATTCCAGGACTAAGTGCAAATCAAGCACATGAATTAGGACTAAATCGTTTTGTGCACTATAAAAACAATGAAGTCGATGGTTTGATGTATGACCGACTATGGACATTGCTAATACCAATTACAAAAGACCATGAGGATAGATTAAATGAATATGACAATCGTTTTGGAACAATCGAAAATAGAATCGACAAACTCGAACAAGAAATCGAAAAGCTGAAAGGAGCAGTCTGATGAAAATTAAAGTATCAGATTTATATAATCTGTCGCTAGGATTAAATGATTTAGCAGATAAAGAATTGCCTATCTCTACATCACTTAAAGTTCAACGCAATCAAAAGAATGTTAGCGAGGAGCTTGTTTCAAGTGACAAAGTGAGGCAAAAAATAATTAAAGAGCATCAAAAAGAGAAATTTGATGACGGGTCTGTAAAGCTCACTGATGAAGGTATAAAGAAAATAGATGAACTCATGCAACAAGATGTTGATGTCGATTTGCAGGAAATCAAAATAAATGAATTAGAGGATATATCAATCAAACCAAGTTCATTAAATTTACTAAATAAAATATTGAAAGACGAAAACGCTGAATAAGCGTTATTTTTATGTCTAAAAGCATAGCGGAGGGGATGAAGCCCCCCTCCTAGCCGTCTACCCTCAAGGGATGATAGACGGTTATTTTTATATTATCAAAAAACTCAAGGGGAATAAATAGGAAGTTTTCCCCACTCGAAAACAGGAAGGGGATACAAAAATGAAGGAGATGGGTAAAAAATGGGCGGTGTTAACTTGGAATATTTAGAAGCTGCACGATTTTTTCTATTTGGAGACGTAAAGTTTTTACATTTATTATTACTTTTGATGGCACTAGACATCGTGACAGGTGTAGCAAAAGCAATTAAAAATGAAAATCTTTGGAGTCGTAAATCGCTATTTGGATATGCACGAAAAATATTAATTTTGGTGGTTATCATCTTGGCTAATGTGGTTGATCAAATATTGGGATTACAGGGTGCTGTTGCTTATGCGACAGTGCTTTTTTATATTGCAAACGAAGGTTTATCCATATTAGAAAATCTTGCAAAAGTTGGCGTACTCGTACCCACGTCACTAGCAGAAAAATTACGATCTATTGAATCTAGCGGAAAACGTGTAGAGGAAGAAATTAAAGACGAATTTTTAAGTGAGGATGATAAGAATGGTTAAAATACGCAAAAATATCGTTTCAAAAAGCGTAGCTGACAAAGTCACTTATAGCGGTATTAACTCAAAAAAATATATCGTAATCCACGAAACGGCAAACACGTCAAAAGGTGCCGATGCAGATGCTCACGGACGATTGCAAGCTAACGGTAACAGTCGTAATGCTAGTTGGCATTATCAAGTAGACGATAAAGAAATAATCCAATCGTTTAGCGATAACGCACAGTGCTGGCACGCTGGCAATAGAAGGTACAACGAACAATCAATTGGTATTGAAATATGCGTAAACAGTGACGGAGACTTTGAAAAGGCTGTTGATAATGCTGTCGATCTCGTTAAGTATTTGATGGACAAGTACAACATATCCGTAAGCAATGTTATCCAACATAATCAAGCTAGCGGTAAGAATTGTCCACGCTATTTACGATCGGGCGAAAAAGGTGTTACGTGGAATGATTTTATATTTGAATTAGGAGGCAACAAAACATACAAACCACCTAAAAAACAGACTGCAAGTACAACTGTTAAAAATACGTCAACAGGTGCAAGTTTAAAAGTTGATGGCAAATGGGGCAACGCTACTACTCGTGCGTTACAAAGTGCATTAGGTACAACTGTAGATGGTATTATCAGTAATCAAAGACGTAACGCTGTCACTAACGCTTTTTATGGTAGTACAATACGTTTTAGTAATAGTGGTAATAGTCTAGTCGTAAGAGCATTACAACGTAAGCTAGGCGGTTTAAAAGTTGATGGATTATTAGGTTCCGCTACAATTAGAGCATTACAAAAATATCTCGGAACTATTGTTGACGGTAAATTGTCACGTCCGTCATTAGTAGTAAAAGAGCTGCAACGGAGACTTAATGCAGGTACGTTTTAAAAAAAGAGGGCTTAGTTGCCCTCTCTTAGTAAAACTTATAAGCTACTTTTGCGTTTTCAACTACTACCTCACCGTAATCAAGTGCATCGTCTAAGTTTGTCTCGTTTGTACCTATGATAAAGTAACAATGCTCTCCGTCAAACTGTACGCCATTTTCTAGCATTTCTACGATAGCATCTATTTCATAAGCACTCGCTCCGTCTAGTTCAAACGCTTCCTCATACTCTTCTGTACCGTATTCCGGCATTTCTCTTTCGTCTTCTCGATCTAAGTTATGGCGGCTGTTTTCGATCTCTTCTCCGATTTCTCTGTTTTTACTTTCAAATCTTACTCCAACTATGTAGCTTCCGTCTCCGTTTATCCAGCAGAATTCTTTTTCTAACTCTCTAATTTTATCGATCATTTCAATCTCTCCCTTGGATTCGTTACACTCATTATATCGTACTTTTAAAAGTACGTCAAGGGGCAAATTGAAGATTCTACAACTTATTTACACAAATATTTTTTAACTCTCTCATTGATAAATAATCATTGTCATTAGCGACCATACCACGTTTGTTAATTACTTCCACAATGTTTTTATCATGGTACTCCTCCCAAGACTTATTGCCACCAGGATAAACGTTCGTCCATACTTCTAATTCTTCTTTATCAAAATAGATCCTTGCTTGCTCCTTCCAATCATTAAACTCTCCAACAGCTTTTTTCAAACCCTTGATTTTAACATCCACGTCACCATCTCCTTTTTGTAAATCCTCATATAACGTTTGTAGCTTGTTAGCAACCTCTATACTCATCGCTGTTATATCACGTTTACCAGATCGGTAAGGGTAGATCGCTCCCTTACTCAATCCAGTAACATCTGATATGTGATCGTAAGTGACCGACTTGTCATCCAATAACGCTCGTACTTTGTTTGTATCAATTATCATTTTTATCATCCTTTTTAGGTAAATATTCTTTTTCTAATTTTAATCTACCGTTATAATAAGCATCTTCTGCAGTTTCAAAACCTTTTTTATAATATCGTTTTCCTGCAACAGTTATCCATGCACCATAACGCAATTGCTTAGATACTCTTGTACGATATTCAAAAACCCCTCTATAACCGGTCTTGCTATCTTTTCTAGGTTCATCTCCAAATAAATGCATTGCCACACCATCAACACGTTTATCATCATATTTTTCACGCAGATGTTTTTCTTCTAATTCTTCTTTTAAACATCCGCACGACTTTGTATCACCGCTCGTTAAATACGACACAAGAATTTCTTTTTCATTGCCACAATCGCATTTACAAAGCCATACAGTCTTTCCCACTCCGGTCACCGGTTTAACTGCAATTAAACGCCCAAATCTTTTGCCTGTTATATCCAAAAAGTTATGTCCTCGTTTTTCCATTAAGCAACTAACTCCTTTTTTATTTCGTTGATTGCGATGATCTCGTCTTCAACTCCGTTTTGTCCCGCTGCCATTAAATCCATTGGACCTAACTCTCGATAATCACCAATGTAATTATCGTCTTGGTCAAACTCTAACATTGCTACAGTATTTTTATAACCTTTATTGATGTAGATACGTCTTTTTCCGTAACGCTCCCATACATTAACTTGCACACCATTTAATTTTGACTTAATTATTTCTGCTATATCTTCCATTGTTTTCTTGCTTTCGTTCTTAATGATCGCCCAAGCCATTTTAAGAGCCATCTTCATTCTAGCTACCCAGTCACCTTCTAAAGTTCTTGCAATTGCTACCGCTTTTGTCATTACTTGTCTCATCATTTCAATCGCTCCCTTTGATTTGTTTTTTATGCATCTCCCTGACTGCTTAATTATATTATATCGTACTTTTTAAAGTACGTCAAATTTATAAGCAAAATAAATAAAACGCTGTAACCCTTGATGCATAAGGCTTTGAGCGGTTTTCGTAAAAATCATCAAAAAAATATTTTAAATTTTTTAAAGAAAAAAGAACGCATTAAGCGTCCTTTATTGCACGTATTGAGTTTTCAAGATAAGAGAGCATCTTATTGTAGTCTCGATGGTTGAGTAGATCGTGAGCGACTGTCTTTAGTCTTTCATCGCTTAACTCTACTCCCATTCCATCCGCTATCATTTTTATATAATCAGTAATATCGTGCATATTATCCCTCCTGCTTTTTTATTCGACAAAATGTGATTAATTTCCTGCAAAAAATTTTGACGGCAGAATGACGGCAGGATTTTTGTTTTAATATAAATTAAGTTGTGACTAAATGTGTTTAATCTGTTGTTGGATCAATGTTTTTATGACTTAGCATTTCTCAATATTTTCTACATTCTCCCCATGGTAAGGAAGAGGTCGCCGGTTCAAATCCGGCTGGAAGCTTTGCTTCAAAACCATTGATGTATAGCGATTTTTAGAGGTTTTAGAAATTGCTATATTTTTTTATTTTTATCTCTTTTGACGGCAGTTTGACGGCAAAACCATATTTTTTCATGTTTTTCATTGTGTTTTGCTGTCTCTAAAAAGTACATTATCCAATTTAGCAGTAGCAATTTTATCTGCCTTTTTAAGTGCGTGACCGTAAATGTTCATCGTCGTTTTTATATCTGCATGTCCTAAACGCTCACTAATAATTTTTGGATGCACACCTTCATTTATTAGCAATGTTGCCGAAGTATGTCTCAACGCATGAATGTTAATGTACTTTAATTTATGACGTTTTAAAAATCTTTTCCACCAGTTTGCCATCGACTGAGGATGAAACGGTTTTCCTGTTTCATCGCACAATACGAAATCGTGTTTTCCTTTCCTCCATCTATCTTCTTTTTTTAGTGCAAACTGTTCAGTTTTTCGTTGCAATTTCAATTTTTCAATTGGTTCAATCAAAGCATCAGACAAAACAATATCACGTTTTTTAGCACTGCGACTTCCTTTCTTAATCTCGTGTATCTGGTAGCCGTCTCTTGTAGAATAAGTCAATGCTTGTCTAACATGTATTACTTTGTTATCTAAATCAATGTGCTTGAATTCTAGTCCAAACAATTCTGATCGCCGCATTCCAGTCGTGATTGCTAACTTAACTATTACTTGCCAATGCGGTACGTCTGTCTCTGATTCTAAGCATTGCAATAGCTTATATGCTTCTTCATCGTTATAGACATTTGATTCTTTGTAATCCACAGACGGTTTTTGCACACCAACAAGTGGTGACTCTTTTAAAAACTTAATTTCTACTGCAAAATTAAAAATGTTATTTAAAATTCTGTAATGATAAAAAATCGTGCTACTTGCTAATTTACCTTTTTTCTTAACAAGATTTCCTTCCTCGTCTTTTTCTTTATCTAACCTCATACCATCCTCTTGAAGGTTGTCCAAAAAATCAATAATGTGAATCGGTTTTATTTGATCTAGTCTAAAATACTGAAAAGCGGGAAGAATACGCTTTTCTAAATATTCAATATGCGTTTCTAATGTAGTATGTGACAAACGTTTTGTTGCACATTTTGATAACCAATGTTCATTGACAAAATCTACAAAATTAATTTTTTTTGGCTCATGATACTCTCCACTTGTTAGTTCTACAACAAATTTTGCAAGTTTCGTGTCAGCTTCACTTTGATTTTTTGCTGTAATCGTTTTAAATTTTCTGTGCCTTTTTACTTTGCCGGTTTTCGGATCAGTGTAACTACCTAAATCGACTTCTAATTGCCATTTGCCGTTTCCACGCGGTCGTGCATGTCCTTTTGCCATAACTTTTCACTCCTGCTTAAAATCTTGTTTTGGTACATCTCTAATCGCCGTAGTGCAAAATCAAACTCGACATTAAATAGATTCATCACGTCATACACATCAACTCCTTTAATTTCACATAACATAAAAGTTGGCACGCAGAAATGATACGCAAAATAATCTGCTTTTGTTTCGCTATAATCTACAAAACTACTAAACAAAAGATTTCTATTAGAACGATCACGAAAATAGTGACACATCTCATGCCCAAACTCTTGCCATTGTTGCTGTTCGCTTAATTTTTCATTTATAAACAGCATATACTCACCGTTTAGCTCAGACATCGCACTTGATCGATGCCAATAGCATACTTCAATGTTTAACTTGTCAGAAATACACTCGATCGTTAAATTTTCTGGCTGCGTTTTGTTTATAGATTGATAGAATCGAGCAATAAATCTTTCGGTATGATTCATTCAATCACCACCTAACGGAATGTATGTTCTATTTAATTGTACAAGAAAAGGTATACAGTTCTGTGTATACCTGAATAGAGTTAAAGAATTAAAAAAGAAATGCGTGGCTTACTCTTTGTTATGATTAACATAGGCAAATATATAATGTGTGTCTTCAATATCACCGTCAACTCGAAAATGGTGGTCATTTAAATCTTTGTTTTCGTTGTTAACTAACCAATTCTCTATATAATCAATATCATCAATACTCATAGTTAAATCATCATCAAGCGTAGTTATTAAAGCCCCCATAATAGCAATCATCTTATCCAAGTTTTCCGAAGAGTGCCCACTCCTTGAAATGATTTGAATTTCAGTTACATTTTCTGGGTCATCCACTCCAAATAGCAAGTTTGGTTCATCACCAATTCTGGTCAAGTTCTCTTCATTCAGTTCACCTAACTCTAAATCGTGCCCTAAATGATCTGTGTTTTGATGCCAATTATCTTTAACCGTTTCAATTGGTATTCCTTCTGTAACACTAGAACTAGAACAACCTACCAATAGTATTAATAAGAGAAAGAACGATATTTTCCTCATGCAATCCTCCTTATGCATTTTCCAACTTAGTTAAATATTGGATATGTATAGTTAAAATAATACACCACAAACAACTGTGATGTCGATCGTGGTGTCATTTTTTCTTTGTGTATGCTCTAATTATGTCTCTTAGCGTTTCTAATTCATCACGCTTACTTTTCGGATCTTCTTTATACCAAACATTTAATTCCTTTGTAATCTTTTTTATTTCTTCGTTGATCTCTTCATCGGTCATGAATTCTATATCATCGGTATTACCAGTCAAATAGTCAGTAGATACATCAAAGAAATTTGCTAACTTCTTCAAAGTTTCTAGATCCGTCTCAGCTTGACCGTTCTCATATTTAGCATAACCCTGTCTTGTTATTCCTAAAAAGTCAGCCATTTCTTGTTGAGTTAACTTTTTTTCAATTCTTAATTCTTTCAATCTATCAGGGAACATTTTATCATCCCTTTCTTTAATTAAATATAATTATAATGCAACAACCAGTTGCTTGAAAGGAATATAACAAAAAGGTAATAAAAAGTTGCAATTCACCCTTGACAGTAACTTAAAGTTGCGTATAATAGTATGTAGATGGCAACCAAACGTTGCGAAAAAGGGGTGAATCATTTTGACTGAAAAAAATTTAAAACAAACTTTAATTGATGCAAGAACCAAAAAAAACTATACACATGAACAGGTTGCTGCATTAGCTTCATATAATGGAAAACGTATAAGTAGACAATTTTACGGAATGATTGAAAACGGTGATCGTAGACCGTCCGTAGAAGTAGCTAAGTCAATCGCTAAAGTATTAGATATTGAGTGGACCATTTTTTTTGAACCGACAGGCAACCAAACGTTGCGAAATGAACAGGTTATTTAATTATACGAAAGGAGGTTTTCTCATGAATATGTACATCTTCACATTCGGTATCAATCGAAAACATTGCGACAATTTTCAACCGATCATAGCTAATTCGATGGAAGAAGCCGAAAAGTTAATGTTTGAACACCACGGTCAAGATTGGGCTTTCGGTTACACAGAAAAGTCATTTAATAAATCAAGACAGCAAGGTTTATTCACGAATTTAACACCACTATCAATTATTCAAAAGGAGGCAGTTTAATGAGTCAGTTGAATTCAGTTGAGCACATATCAAAAGTATTTGAAGGTAAAGAATTAACAATTTTCAATGACGGTGAACCAAAGTTTTTGCTTAGAGATCTATGTAACATTTTAGGACTTGGACAAGTTGCAGGAGTTAAAAGGCGTTTAGATGATGACGTGATTTATAATCACCCCATCGTTGATAGGTTAGGAAGAACTCAAATTGCAACTTATGTAGATGAAGATGGTCTATACGATGTAATTCTGGACAGCCGAAAGCCAGAAGCTAAAAAATTTAGAAAATGGATTACATCGGAAGTTTTACCATCAATCCGCAAAACAGGTAGCTACAACATCGATACAACACAACTAAGCCCAGAACTACAAATCATGAACAATATGCTCAAGTCTTTAGCTAGACAAGAATTGGAAACTAAAGAAGTTAAAAATGAAGTACGAGAAGCGAAACAAGAAATTTCAGATGTTCGACAAATTTTCATAATCAATCCAAAGAACTGGCGAAAAGAAGTTAATGACTTAATAGTTAAAATCTCTAAAACTAAAAATTCGTTAGATGCTTACCGTGAAACTAGAAGCGAATCATATAAACGTCTCGAAGATCGTGCTAGATGTAATCTCGATATTCGCTTAGAAAACAAACGTGAGCGAATGAGAAAAGCAGGAGCATCAAAAACTGCAATTGACCGTGCTAACAAAATGGATGTCATTTCAGAAGATGACAGATTGAAAGAAATTTACGTAACAGTCGTTAAAGAAATGGCTATAAAAAATAACATAAAACCTAACAAGGAGTTGATCTAATTGGAACATATGGATTCAAAAGAAACGGCTGCATATCTAGGAGTTCACGTTAACACTCTACGAAAATACGTCCATGAGGGAGGGCTTCCGGTCCTTCAATTCCCAGGCAGGCGGAAATGGGTGTTTAGGAAGGACCTTGTGGACGCTTGGGTGTATGAACGTTCTCAACCGAAAATCATCAACGAACCCAAGAGTGAGGAAGACAAAGATGACAACTACGGAAAACTTAGAATTCTAATGCCTTGATCTAAGAGGTTGTGAATCTATTATATTACGCTTTCAAACAAATTAAAATTCCAATTCGGAATATTGAAAGGGGGTGTAAACGTGAGGGTCGGAGCCATTTTGAAGGCTTGTCGGACTCGTGCAGGATTAAATCAAGAGGAATTGGCGGACATGCTACATATTAATCAGTCAGATGTAAGTAAGTACGAGAACGACGCTAAAGAGCCTACGATTTCATTATTACATTCATGGGTTACAAATACGCAATCGCAAGAAGTAATGGTCGCATTTATATGCGGAATGGATGGCTTAAACATATTGCAAAAAATCATTGATGCAGGTATGACACTAACTATTTTAGGAGGGATATTATGAAAGATCAGTTAATCGCAAGAGAGGTTAAATGCATTGACGACTGTATTAAATTAGCACGAGTTAGTGTATCGGTTGGAAATTTAAGACTTACAAGAATGCTACTTGAAGACGCACTCAAATCAATTAACGAAGTAGAAAGGTTGAGTTCAGATGAAACAGTTATCCTCATTGGCTCTATCGTGCATGGCGGGAATAGCGTTAACGATTAACGTTTGGATAGGGCTGGCACTATTAGTCTGTGTCTATTACGACATTAAAGGGGTGTTGTTCGAATGAAAAATTTGTTTAAGGATTATAATTTTCGAGATTTGTTGATTGCGAGTTTTGAGGTTCTGATCATCCTGCTCATCATATTCGGTTTTATAAAAAGTTTTTAGGAGGGATTGAGTTGATCTACAAAGCGATCGGTCTAAGAACTAATAAGGTTTATGCAAAAGGTAGCAAAGCGGATTGTTTAAGGACTTTGCACAAGAAATATCCGACGAAAGAAGGACATCATCTATTTAAGAATAAAGGCGTTAATCCTGGGCGAGTTTTGCCAGAAGAAATCTTGTTAGTGAGGTGAGTTTATGGAAAGTGTGAAAGGTTTCAGTAAGTTTAACAAAGCGACAAAAGCAATGTTTAGTATGATTCGACATAATCATTTGTCGAGCATGAGTGAAGCTGAAAAAGAGAAACACTCAATCGAAAATTTAAAGTCGGTCAAAATCAATCAAAAAGAAAAATGTTTTGAAGTCCACTATAAGCATGAGTGGTACAAATATTATCCAGATGGTACTTGGGGGTGAAAATAATGGATCATCCAATGATTAAAGAAATCGAAAGAACAGGCTATCCAGCGGGTTATGAAGAACGCAGATATTACGGAATCGATGCATTAGGTAATGACGTTTACGAAGGTGACGAGATATTTGTATATGAAGATGATATTTACTTAATAGACGATTTGTCTTATAGAGAAGAAGAAATATTAGAGAACTGCGGAGCAGAAAGAAGAATTGTATAAAAAAAGAACCCTTAAAAAAGGGTCTCAAAAATCCACATAAATTCATTTTCCTGCTCTCATTATACCACATGAGGGCAGGAAAATATAGGAGGAGAACGAATGAACGTATTTGTTGAGCAATATAAACGATTGATAGATCGTAAGCACGATTCACTGACTGCATTTGGTGCTGTCGCTTCAACAATTGCAGTTACAGGAACTATAGATGATTTGAAAAAAGTTGATGATGTTTTTCGTAAACAGTCTCAAAAAGAGTGGGAGGAATTAATCAATGAGCGAACTACAACAGCAATTTAATCAACAGGAAAATCACCAAAACGGAGTTATGGCACAGTCATCTGCAAGTCGAGAAATGGAGGAAGTAAAGGGTCAAATTTTTATGGCAAGGCAATTTCCAAGAAACGTATTTCAGTCTGAACAACGAATTCTAGATGCGTGTAAACGTCCGAGTTTAGCTGAAACGGCTATCTACAGTTATCCAAGAGGTGGAACTAAAGTTGAAGGTCCCAGTATTCGTTTAGCTGAAGTTCTAGCACAAAATTGGGGAAACCTTGCGTTTGGCATTAAAGAGTTAGAACAACGTCCCGGGGAGTCAGTTGCTATGGCTTATGCGTGGGATTTAGAAACAAACGTTAGGGAAGAAAAAGTATTCACTGTTCCACACAGCCGAAAAGCTAGAGGAAAGATTAGAAAACTTGATGATCCACGAGATATTTATGAATTAGTAGCAAATAACGGAGCAAGAAGATTAAGGGCGTGCATCCTCGGAATAATACCAGGTGACATAGTAGAAAAAGCAGTCGCAGAATGTAACAGAACATTGGCGGGTACAAACGAAAGTCCTTTAAAAGACCGTTTAGCTAGAGCATTGAGTGGATTTAAAGAGCAATATCGAGTTACCCAAGAGCAAATCGAGGAACGATTTGGTTACAACATCGATGCATTTACCGAAAGGGATTTACTTGATTTAGTGAAAATATTCAACTCGTTAAAAGATGGTATGTCAAAGGTTGATGACTGGTTCTCTAAAGAGGTTAAAAAGGAAAGTAAATCCGATCTATCTGAAGCGTTTAAGAAAGAGCAGGCCAAAGATACCAAGAATGCACAGAAACCCAAAAACGAGCCTAAAAAGGACGTGAAAGAGGATGGCGACAGTAACGGAGAACAAGCCGAATTTGACATCGAGTAACTATTATTCTTTGGAGGTGGACAGGCAATATATGTCCGTCTCCCAATTCAAAAACTTTTTAGAGTGTGAAGCTAAAACGATGGCTGTTTTAAACGGAGAATATGATGATCCACCAAATGCAGCAATGTTAGTTGGAAGTTACGTTCATGCAGCATTCGAAAGTGATGAAGTATTCAATGAGTTTTTAGAAGAAAACAACAGCGTTATTTTCAAGAAAAACGGTGGCAAATATGCAGATTATGAACAAGCGGACAGAATGATTGAAGCACTTAAAAACGATGAATTTGCAATGTTTGCACTCGATGGAGAAAAAGAACAAATTCTGACTGCTAATCTATTCGGTTGTGATTGGAAAATGAAAGTAGACGTTATTAATCACCAAGCTAAGAGATTTGCAGATATAAAGACTACTAGAAACATATTTGAGCGTCATTGGAGCGAGAAATATGACGGTTGGGTATCTTTCATCGAAAAGTGGGATTATCTTCTCCAGATGGCTATATATCGCAAAATCATCGAACAAAACACAGGGGAGCTTTACACACCTTATATTGTCGCAGTAAGTAAAGAAAAAATACCAAATAAAGCAGTTGTATATTTTGATGAATCAAGATTCGACTTTGAATATCAGTATGTTGAAGGAACGATTGAACGGATATTGGATGTCAAAAACGGAAAAATTGAGCCGGAACGTTGTGAAAAATGTGAGTATTGTAGGTCTACCAAAAAGCTAAACGGAGAAATTGAAGTTGGAGATTTAATTTATGCATAACATAAAAGAGTCCTTTTGCCTTCTTGGATTTTCGAGAAGGCAGGGGACGATAAAAAGTTATTAAGACAGCTTGTACTAGATTATATGCGTAGGTATCCGAATTATACCATTAAAAAGTTAAAGACGGGTTTGCGATTTGTGAGATTGGCAGATAGAGAGGTGAAAAAGTTGAGTAAAGGTTTTATAAGTTTACACCGTAAATTGAAAGATAATCCAGTATGGACTGATCCGAATTATTTAAAACTTTGGATACACTGTCTGTTTGAAGCATCTCATAAAGATCGTGAGCAACTAATTGGAAATGAAATAGTTAAATTGAAAAGAGGTCAGTTCATCACTGGTAGAAACGCTCTGTCAGAAGAAATGAATCGTGGAGTAAAACCGAAACAACGCTTAAATAACAGGACTTGGTTTAGGTACTTACAAAACTTCGAAACATGGGGAATGTTGACCATCGAAAGCACCAACAAATATTCCATTGTAACCATTGATAACTATGATACTTATCAAGGTGTGTTTAATAAAGTTGTCCAAGAAACTGACCATCAATTGTCCATCAAAAGTCCAACAGATGACCAACAAATGTCCACAAACAATAATGTTAATAATTCTAATAATGATAATAATATTACTGCTGCTGATACGCACGAGGATTTTCAAAATTCGGATGATGTGAAATTAGCAATTTTAAATAAATATATGCAACTAAAAAAATCAATGCATTTTAGTCCTAAAGACGAAATGGCAGCTGAAGAAATTGCGAAAGAACAAATACCTTTAAAAGACGTTATTAAATATTTAGAAGATTGTTTCGTTGATTATGAGAGTAGAAAGAAACACAAGCGAGACACGATTAACAGTCTCGAATATTGTGTGGGTTATATATTCGATCGTCATTACAAAGAACAGGAGGGAAAAAACAATGTCACACGGATTCACGGACTTAGGAACAGCGATGCAAGAGGTTTTAAAAAGGGCACAAGCTATGAGCAAGCAATACGAGAAGCAGAACTCGCAAGAAGAACCTTCAACCGTTGAATGCAAAGATTGTAGCGATACTGGCATGATTATCGAATCTAAAGAAGTCGAATATTACGGAAATGTTATTGAAAAAGATTTTGGTCGTCCGTGTCACTGCGTTGAAAAGAAAAGTCTTAAAAATAGATTCAAAAATGCACTCATTCCAGATGAATTTAAAAATGCTAGATTTGATAATTACGAAATTTTCGACAACACAACAAAAACATTGTTTGAAGCAACACAAGAATATTTAAAATCATTCAACGAAATTCTTAGAACAGGAGACAAGCATAATAGCTTAGGGTTTATTGCCGTACTAGGAGAAAGCAGAATCAGATCCATGCAAGGTGAAGCAAGGTATGTCGCAAAAGATAAGCATAATAACTTTGGACTCGGAAAAACACATTTGCAAATTGCAGCCGCTAAGTGGATTTTGAACAATGTTAAAATTCGTGACGAAATAGCACCAGGACAATATTCAAGATATGAACGTGGATGTCGAGTGCTTTGTGTATCAGACATTACCTTCATGGAAGATTTAACAAGTGCACGAATGATGGGTGATGGTGGAGAAACATTAAACAGAATCATCAGCGATGCGATAAAAGTTGACGTTCTCGTTTGGGACGATATGGGAAAATCCAAGTGGTCTGAATCCAAGGAGG